ATAAATTAACCTGCTTTTGATGTTGGATTGAACATATCAAAATCAGGCAATTACACAAATTTATGTACAGACTCTTAAAATTAACCGAATGTATTTCACGATGAACACCTGCTGATTGATGTCATCGTTTTACACAAATGCCATCTGTTTAGCTAGCTTCTAGGTCGCTTGGTTCTAAATAATATCCTGTTCATTGCCTTACCCTCTATTGCCAGCCTGTCGCTGGCTTTTTCATTTCAGGCTCCTAGAACCATCATCGACACGCCTTCTTGTTAAATCGTCCCGACGGACAGACCCTTTTCAAACACACAGCACCCGCTAACTACGCGAGGTGAGAGTATGTATCGCATGGACAAACTAACCACCGGTGCTGCTTACGGCGCTTCAGCCGGTAGCATCCTAAACGGCATGCTGAATGCCTACAGTCCCGAGCAGTGGAACGCTATCGGCGTGCTGGTGGGCATCATCATCGCTGTACTGACGTATCTGACGAATCTCTATTTCAAAATCCGCGAAGACAACCGCCGCAGCAGGAGCCGAGATGAACCCGACACTCAGAAATAAGCTGGTGGGCGTCATTGTTGGTGGATCCAGCGCAATCACTATTGCAGCTGTGATGCTGGGCAATGCGGATGGACTGGAAGGGCGTCGTTATTACGCTTATCAGGATGTCGTCGGTGTCTGGACTGTTTGCGATGGGCACACCGGCGCTGACGTTCGCCGCGGTCACCGCTACACCGATAAAGAATGTGACGCTTTGCTGCAATCCGACCTGCGCAAGGTTGCTGTAGCTATCGACCCGATGATTAAGGTCCATGTTCCCGAAACCACTCGGGCCGCGCTTTACTCCTTCACCTATAACGTGGGAATGGGAGCATTTAGCAGATCGACGCTGCTGAAAAAATTAAATTCCGGCGACGTTCCGGGTGCATGCAAAGAACTGCAGCGCTGGACGTATGCCGGTGGAAAGCAGTGGAAGGGACTGGTAACCCGCCGAGAGATTGAGCGGGAAGTTTGTGAGTGGGCCCAGAAATGAGCCGATTAACAGCAATGATCTGCGCTGTCGTTATGTGCCTGCTGGTTTCCATGACATGGGCGATTAACCACTACCGCGACAACGCAATCATCTACAAAGACCAGCGCGATAAAGCAACTGAACAGCTCAGCCTGGCGAACGCCACCATCAAAGATATGCAGGTGCGTCAGCGAGATGTGGCTGCGCTGGATGCCAAATATACGAAGGATTTAGCTGATGCGAAAAAGCAGCTTGAGGATCTGCAGCGTTGTGTTCGCGATGGCAAGTGTGGGCTGCACGTCAACGCCAGATGTTCCGCTAATGGAACGGCCAGCACCGGCGGCCTGGGCGATGCTTCCAGCCCCCGACTTACTGACTCCGCTGAACGGGATTATTTCACCCTCAGAGAACGAATCGTCACAGTGACGAAGCAGGTTGGCTATCTGCAGGACTACATCAAAGAGCAGTGTCTTAATTAACAAATATTGTTAAGGAAACCTCCATCTTTGCCGATATTTCCATGGAGCAAAATTGAGAGGTCAACATGCAAGTAGATATTTACAAAATTCACCACTCTAAATGGGGCTACATTATCGTACCAGCGGGCAGCGACATTAAATCTACCATAGCCTCCCTGCCTGGTTTCTATAAGTCTTCATTCACTACTCATCGAAGGGTGCCAGGTCCACACGATACCTTTAGCCCGAACTCTGCCCTAAACAGTGATGTGGTGCGTGATGATTTGAGAAATAATGGTTACAGATTTGCATTTAAAATAAGAAAACCCTAAATCGCCTACGGGCGGTTTTTTTATTCCCATATGAATCGTGTCGTTTGTGGGGTGAAAGTTATAGTGGCTTGGTTCCAGTTTTTTCCGGCAAGAATTTTCTCTATGCATTGTGTAGCGTAAAGGGCATCTGGTGGAGTGAAAGATATATAGTCGCTTTCGCTGGTTAACTTGAAGTCATGTATAGCTGCGATTGCTGTACGTCCGTCATAGTCAATTCTCCGAAAACAGGTAATCCTCGCTTCGTAAAACGTGTCGGGTAAACCCTCTAGCATGCATCCAGTGGCCCATTGCAAAAGCTGTTCATCTGAATACTCCGGCTGAATGGTGGGAGCTTCATGCTGCTTACTTATGAGCCGCTTAAATGTATTGAGAAAGGAAAACATGTCACCTCCGTGGTTTTTATAACAAGCATACTATTGCAATCCACCCGGAGAGATCCATCTTTAGGGTAACATCCATGATAAGGGATAACGACAATGATATCCCCACATGAGGATAAGCCCATGAAGCACTGAAGCGGATAGTCCGTAGCCGAAAGGCAATGCAGCATTCATTAAGCTGCCCCGAGTCGCGTAAAGGCGAGCAGGTATAGCAGACCGTTGTGAGGGTTAATTAAAGGATATGCTTTGGTAAGGCAGCGCGAAGGCCAGACGCGCACTGGTTATGAACGGCGATGATGCGGCAGCTACCCAAGGGCATGAGCGCAGCCATTGCGAGAGTGTGGCTGGCATTACAGCAGGCATTCATGAGTGCCTGTGATATGGCCTTACTTCTGGTTATATCCAGGGAAGTGCTCATCAAAAACGGTTTGGGGAACTCTTTCTTTTGCAAACTCAGCGATTCGTTGATTTGTTAGCATGAAGCTAATCCCATGGGGCAACTTCAACAGATCACTGGCCGCAACCCTTCTAACATTGCTGCCTTGTAAAAACAGGACTGTTACTTGTCTAATGAAATATCGCTCGCACATAGGGCAATCAATCATCCATGAGGTATCCCGATTCTGCCATGTGGCATTTGAGCTGCAGACAGGACAGTCTTTTTCTTCAATGTGACCAATAACCATTTTTTGCACTCACGCTGCGAAAATTAACGAAATCATAGCTGATGCGGAAAAATCATCCATTCAATAACACTCACTATTAGATCGATAATGCCTTAACTGCATCGACAGCGCCCCATAGTTGACAGCGGACGTCTGTGGATTTCGAACAGGAGGAACAGAACCGCTTGGAGAGGGTGTTTGGTCGATAGGGTATCGGCAGTTAAGTGTTTGCCAGGTTAGAATGACCACCTTACTCAGGAGGTGTTATGAATCTGGCAGCATTTTGGGAGAATTTGTTAAGTGGTAAATTTTCTAATATTTTTCATGCGATAGCATATGCCACTTGGGCAAATGTTTGGTCTGCGGTTACAGGAATCTCAACCTTTCTGGCTGTAGTTTTTGCAGTATGGGCGATGATACGCTGGCGAAAGCAGGATGAGCTGAAGGTTAAGCTAGCGTTTAAACAAGCCATCTCTCACTATGCATACTGCCTCTACAATATGCCTGGCATGCTTCAATCAAACACGGATGATGTGCTAATCAGAGACAAAAAAGCAAAATTGGAGTCGGCTTTGGAAGCCTGTAGTTACGCGTGGTTTAACATGGAAGGGCTTTTAGCTAAAAATGAAACAATAAAAGTTGCGTGGCAGTCGATAAACGACAAGCATCCCAAGTACTTAAACGGGCAACTTCCAGCAAAAGATATTGGTGGACACTGTGCAACTATTATGACGGCAAAGTTCATTTTCAAATAAAAGCCGGGTTTCCCCGGCTCTGCATTAGAACCTGTCTAGCTGCGGTGTGGCGTGGGGATTATACTCTTCAACAGTAATCCCCAACTCCTTCCTGAACCACCGCGCAACTAGCTGCCGATGGCGAAACTCTCCCGGTGGCTCCCAGCACAAGGTACAGGCTCACAGCCTGTCAGCAGAAGCAGTTCATTCCATGTCTGCTCAGGATTCAGTTTCGCCAGTATTTCGCGCTCTACAAACTCGCCCGGGAAGGTGATGCGTTTGCGCTGCGCGGACAGCTGAAAGTGGAGAAGAACCAGGAATAGCAAATGAGTAAACCGGATTGGGGATCACTACAGCAACAGTACATCGCTGCACACTCCCGGACCGGCATATCTCCGGCGGACTGGTGCGAAGAGAACGGACTGAAATACGCCACATCCCGTCGATATATCAAAAAACCTTCTGCGCAAACTGCGCAAAAATCTGCGCAGAAAAAAATGCGCACTGCGCAGAAAGATAAAAGCGCAAATGAGCTGGTGGATGATGATGGACTTACCGCTCAGCAGCGCTTATTTGTCGCGGAATACCTGAAGGACAACAACGCCACCGCTGCCGCTGCACGTGCTGGTTATAGTGACCCAAACTACGGTCGCCAGCTCATAACGAATTCTAACGTTGCCCAGGCCATTGCGCGGCAGCAGAAAGCCTCCATTGCGCGCACGCTTGGCAGTGCCGATGAAGTGCTCGCGCAGATGTGGCAACTCGCCACTTTCGATGCAAACCAGCTTTCGCAGTATCGCCGCGGTGCGTGTCGTTACTGCTGGGGCTTCGGTCACCATTACCAGTGGCGCGATGCAGTTGAGTTTGAAGAGAAAAGACTCGAGGCTGTTGAGCGTGACAGGCGTGAACCCGAAGATTCCGGCGGCTATGGCTACGACCACAACCGAGAACCAAATCCAGAATGCCCGCGCTGCAACGGCGATGGTATTGGCCAGCCTTACTTCCCTGACACGCGCAAACTTCCGGCAGCTTCCCGTCTCGCTTACTCCGGCGTGAGAGTCGGCAAAAATGGCGTCGAAATCACAGCGATAAGCCGCGAACGGATGTTCGAAGCGGTAATGAAGCGCCTTGGCCTGGCCGATAGCGAGTTCGCGCAGCGCCTGCAGCAGATTGAAATCGAACGTCGGCAGCTGGAGGTTGAGAAACTCCGTAAAGAGCTGGCCGGTGATGGTGAGGATGACGAGCCCACCCCAGTGCAGATCAATATCAACGTAGTGGATGCGAGGGCAGACGATGGGGATCAGCCCGACACTTAATATTCCTCAGGCGCGCTTCCTCGCGATGCAGCACAAATTCAAAGCCTATGTTGCCGGGTTCGGTTCGGGTAAAACGTGGGTGGGTTGTGGCGGCATCTGCAAAGGGATGTGGGAGCACCCGAAGATTAACCAGGGCTATTTCGCGCCGACGTACCCGCAGATTCGTGACATCTTCTACCCGACGATTGAAGAGGTGGCCTTTGACTGGGGCTTGAGCGTCAAAATCAACGAGGGGAACAAAGAGGTTCACTTCTACGAGGGGCGACGATTCCGCGGGACCACAATCTGCCGCTCTATGGAGAAGCCCGGCTCGATAGTCGGTTTCAAAATCGGTAATGCGATGGTGGATGAGCTGGACGTCATGGCGGCTGCCAAAGCGCAACAGGCCTGGCGAAAAATCATCGCTCGTATGCGTTACAAGGTTGCTGGGCTTCGTAATGGCATCGATGTAACGACGACGCCGGAAGGGTTCAAGTTCGTCTACCAGCAGTTCGTGAAGGCGGTTCGTGAAAAGCCGGAGCTCGCGGCCCTGTATGGACTGATTCAGGCCAGCACGTTCGACAATGCGAAAAATCTTCCGCCTGATTACATCCCATCGCTGCTGAGCTCTTATCCGGATGAACTGATTCAGGCATACCTGCGCGGGAAATTCACCAACCTCAACAGCGGGACCATCTACCACACGTTCAACCGTAAGCTGAATAACTGTTCTGATGAGGTTCAGGATGGGGACCCGTTGTTTATCGGCATGGACTTCAACGTGGGGAAAATGGCCGCGATTGTACACGTTAAGCGAAACGGCCTGCCGCGTGCGGTGCGTGAGCTGGTGAAGGTATACGATACGCCGGCGATGATTAAGCGCATCCAGGAAGAGTTCTGGCGATATGAGGATGGTCGTTACGTGAAAAACCGGGAGATTTATATTTACCCGGATGCCTCAGGCGATTCCCGTAAATCCCAGAACGCCAGCAAGACCGATATTGCCCAGCTTAATGATGCTGGCTTCAGCGTTATCGTTGATGATGCCAACCCACCGGTTAAAGACCGCATCAACTCTATGAACGCTATGTTCTGCAACGCCAACGGCGAGCGCCGCTACCTGGTGAACGTCCAGAATTGCCCGGTTTACACCGAAAGCCTCGAGCAGCAAATCTGGGCGGCCAATGGCGAACCGGATAAAACAGCGGATAATGATCACCCCAATGATGCTGGTGGGTACTTCATTGTGAAGGATTACCCGATCGTGAAGCCGGCATACTCAATCACCATGGACACCACTTTCTGATATGGCAAACGACGACATCACCTGGGTTCGACCAGAACACCGGGCGGCTTCTGCTGCCTGGCGGAAATACAGGGACTTTTGCAAAGGTGCTGAGGCCGTAAAAGCGGCGGGTAATAAGTACCTGCCTTATCTCGACCCAACCGATAAATCCACGCGTAACCGCAAACGCAACGAAGACTATCTGAGTCGCGCGGTGTTCTATGCCATTGCCGGCAACACGAAGATCGGCATGCTTGGGATGGCATATCGCAAGGACCCCACGTTTAATGGTCCTGAAAAGCTGAAGTACCTGTTGGACAATGCTGACGGGGCCGGAACCAGCATCTATCAGCAGTCACAGCTGGTGGCTGAGAACGTGCTGGAAGTTGCGCGTGAGGGGCTTTATGTCGATTACGCTGAAGCCTCCGATGAAGCGATCATCCTCCGCTATCCGGCAGAAAACATCATCAACTGGAGAACAAAGCGTATTAACGGACGCGATCAGCTTGTGCTGGTGGTTCTGCGCGAATGTGTAGAAGAGCCGGATGGTTACGCTTACAAGGATGAAATCCAGTACCGCGAGCTGGCGCTGGAAGAAGGGAGGTTCATATGCCGCGTTTGGCGCCGGGCTGGTGGCGCCGCGAGCGGAACTTACGCCGTTGACAGTGAGTACCACCCTAAGCCGAAAGGAAAGGACTACTGGGACGAAATCCCGTTCACCTTTGTCGGTGCCCAGAATAACGATCCCACTATCGATGATTCACCGCTGGCTGCGCTGGTTGAGATAAACCACGGACATTACCGAAACAGCGCTGATTATGAGGACAGCGTGTGGTTCTGTGGCCAGGTGCAGCCGTACATGACTGGGCTAGATACCGGCTGGCGCGATCACCTCGAGAAGAAGGGCGTGAAAATTGGTTCCCGATCACCGCTTTTGCTTCCCAAGGATGGCTCGTTTGGTTATGCCCAGGCACAGCCGAACATGCTGGCTAAAGAGGCCATGGACAGCAAACGCGATTATATGGTGCAGCTTGGCGCCCGGCTGATTGAGCAGAACGCCACGGCGAAGACGGCGACGCAGGCTAGCGGTGAGCAAACATCATCAACCTCTGTGCTCGGTATCTGCGTTTCAAACGTTTCTGAGGCCTATACGCTGGCGCTTGGCTGGTGTGCGAAATACCTCGGCATCAAGGGGGAATCGACGAGCTACACCATCAATCAGGAATTCATCGCGAAGGTTGCTGAGTCGGGCATGGTGACGGCAATCGTCAATGCCTGGCAGTCCGGTGCGCTGCGCGATAGCGATATGATTCGTGCGCTGCAGAAGCTTGACCTTATAGACCCGGCGGACAGCCCGGATGAAGTGATTGATGCAATTCGCAATCAGGCACCAACGTTGACGGGAGGCTGATATGCCCACCATTAACGAAAGCCTGCGCGATGAATCGATCACACATTCCGTCTGGTTAACCCGCTACGCCACCGGCGTGGCAAACCGGATGGTGAAGTTGCTTAACGAGACGGATGCTGACTTGTCGGCACGTCTACTGGATGCGCTGGACAGATTGCCTCCTGAGAGCTTCACCGTTAGCCGTCTGCAGAGTTTACTGGGCAGCGTGCGTGAGCTTAACCATCAGGCCGTAGCCACCATGCAGGCAGGGCTCGAGAGTGAGCTGGTGGCACTGGCAAAGAACGAAGCCAGTTATCAGCTGAGCCTGTTCGATTCCCTTCTGCCATCACAGGTCTTGTCTCACTATCCGTTGCAGGGCATCACCGCCGATATGGTGTATGCCGCGGCGATGGCGCAACCCTTTCAGGGGCGGCTGCTGAGTGAGTGGGCGGAGAATCTGGAATCGGACAGGCTGGCGCGTATCGTGAACGCCGTCCGCAGGGGTTATCTTGCTGGCGACACGGTAGAAACTATCGCGCGCAATGTTCGTGGCCATGCCAACAAAGACTATCGCGACGGGGCGCTGCAGATGAGCAGGGCAAACGCCGCCAGCATCGCTAAAACAGCTGTGAATCATCTGGCTGCCACAGCGCGCAACAGCTTCACCAGTGCCAACAGCGATATCGTGAAAGGCAAACAGTGGCTGTCTACGCTGGACAATAAAACCAGCCACGACTGCATTATTCGTGACCTGCTGCGTTACACCCTGGATAACAAACCGGTCGGGCATAAGGTGCCTTACCTACAGGGACCCGGGAAGATTCATTTTTGCTGTCGTTCTACTGAAACCCTGATTCTCAAGTCCTGGCGCGAACTCGGCATTCATATTGATGAGATGGACGAGGGGAGTCGTGCCAGCATGGATGGACAGGTACCGGCTAAAACCACGTATCTGGAATGGCTCGAGCGTCAGCCAGCTCAACGGCAGGATCAGGTTCTGGGTGCCGAGCGTGGCCGTCTGTTCCGAGCCGATGAAATCAACCTGGCTGATATGTTCACTGACAAAGGCGAATGGATATCCCTGGAACGTCTGAAGCAACTCTCAGGCACTGACAACTAACAACCACTTCTTACTTCACGCCCTGGCATCCGCCGGGGCTTTTTTATGGGCGAGGCCCGGCAAAATCCCGAGGGGAAAATATGTTAATTCGAAACATGCTTCTGAAATTCTATGCACCAGAAAGCGGCGGCGAGGGCAGCGGCGGCGGTGGTATCGAAATCACCCCAGAAATCCAGAAGCTGATTGATGAGCGCGTGACCAACGAAGTCACTGGCCTGAAATCGAAAAACTCTGAGCTGCTGGGTACCATTAAGCAGCAAAAAGAACACCTGTCTCGCTTTGATGGTATCGATCCTGATGCAGTGCGCGGGATCCTCCAGCGTTTTTCCGACGACGAAGAGGCAAAGCTGATTGCCGCCGGAAAAATCGATGAGGTGCTCGATAAGCGCACCGAGCGTCTGCGTGCTGACGTTGATAAGCAGATTAAAGCCGCAAATGAACGCGCGGACAAAGCCGAAGTGTTCTCCAACAAATTCCGGGATCGAGTTCTGGGGGATGCAATCCGTGCAGCAGCCTCAAAAGCTGGCGCGCTGCCGGAAGCATCCGACGATCTGATTCTGCGTGCCAAAGGCACATTCCAGCTCAACGACGAAGGCGAGGCCGTAGCAGTTGATGCAAATGGCGATGTTCTGTTCGGTAAAGACGGCAAAACTCCACTAAGCCCGCTTGAGTGGGCGGAGTCTCTTAAGGAGACGGCTCCGCATCTTTTCCCACGCGCAGAAGGCACCGGCGCGGGCGGACACAAACCAAACGGCGGTGGCAGCCTGAAACGTTCCGAAATGAGCGCCAGCGACAAAGCGGACTACATCCGCAAGCATGGCCAGCAGGCCTTCCTCAAACTTCCGAAATAAGGGATTAACCCATGCCTACCACTGTTAATAGTGACCTGATCATTTATGACGATCTGGCGCAGACCGCTTTCCTCGAGCGCCGCCAGGACAACCTGGCAATTTTCAACGCGTCCTCCAACGGAGCGATCCTCCTGGATAACGAGCTGATTGAAGGCGACTTCCGTAAGCGTGCCTTCTACAAGGTTGGCGGCTCAATCGAATCGCGTGACGTTAACTCCACCGAAAAAGTGACGGGTAAGAAGATTGGCGCCGGTGAAGCGGTATCCGTCAAAGCACCGTGGAAATACGGCCCGTACGAAACCACGGAAGAAGCCTTTAAACGCCGTGGACGCTCTGTTGATGAGTTCTCCGAAGTGATCGGCGTTGATGTCGCTGATGCCACGCTGGAAGGCTACGTGAAATACGGCCTGAAAGCGCTGACTGCGGCGATTGGTGCTAACGCCGACATGGTTGTAACCGCCGACATTGAGACCGACGGTAAAAAGACCCTGACGCGCGGCCTGCGCAAATACGGGGACAAGTTTAACCGCGTGGTCCTGTTCGTGATGCACTCTGCCACCTACTTCGACATTGTTGATGAGGCGATCGCCAACAAAATCTACGAAGAAGCGGGCGTGGTGGTTTACGGCGGGCAGCCAGGCACGCTGGGTAAACCTGTGCTGGTGACCGACACCATGGACGCTGATGCGATCCTTGGGCTGGTAGCTGGAGCTGTTACCGTCACTGAGTCACAGGCGCCGGGGTTCCGTTCCTACGACATCAACGATCAGGAAAACCTTGCGGTTGGCTATCGCGCTGAAGGTGTGGTGAACGTTGATCTGCTGGGCTACAGCTGGGATACCGCCAAAGGTGATAACCCTGACCTGACCGCTATCGGCACTGCGGGCAACTGGAAGAAGCACTTCACCAGCAACAAATCTACGGCAGGCGTGCTGATTAAACTGGAATCCGCAGTGGGGGAGTAACGCTGTCAGCGGATAAAACCTCCGCAACCGCTGACAGCACCGATGCGGTCACCATTTCCCTGAAGTACACGCTAAACGGCGCAGGTGTTTCCGGCAAAACCGTTGCTTGGAGTTCAACGGGCGGCACGCTTAGCACGGCCAGTTCTCAGACGGGATCAGCTGGTGGTGCAACGGTGAAACTCACATCAGACGTTGCTGGCACCTTCACGGTAACCGGCACGGTTAAAGGAGTTGCGAAAACCACTGAAGAGATCACCTTCACTGCTCCTTCCGGGGAATAACGAATGGGGCGAAAGCCCCATAAACAGGATGATTCGATGGTCAATACCGATATCACCTCTCCTGATGCCAACAGCTACGCCAGTGAAGAGGATCTTGCCTCATTTGCGGAAATACGCGGCATTGAACTGCCTGACAAGCTCACACCTTTGTTGATTAAGGCCATGGATTACCTGGAAGGTCTGGACTGGGTTGGCTCAAAAGCTGACCCGAAACAGGCTCTGGCATGGCCACGCGTGAATGTCGTTCTGGATGAACATGATTTCCCGCCGGATGAAGTTCCACGGCAGGTTATAGCCGCGCAGTGCATGCTAGCGGTAGAGGCAATCGAGGGCGATTTACTCTCCAGCGTGCGCGAAGCCGCTGTGAAAACTGAACGTGTGGAAGGTGCTGTCACCATGACTTATGCGGTCGCAGATGGTGAAGTCTTCACGCCGTCCTATCCTGCCGTTATGGCGCTGCTGGGCGACCTCGCTGGTCGTCGTGGTTACGCCATCAATGCATTTGCTGAGAGGGCCTGATATGGCGATTGATTACCAACGTATGCAGGCCAGAACGACCCGCATGCTCAGGCAGAACGGCGCGACGTACAACGTCACCCGCAAGGGTTCGGTAACGGTTGTCGGCGGAGTTGAGCATAACACTGAAGCGGTCCGTTTTACTGCTGTGGGCGTGAAGACCGAATACGCGCCAGGCGAAATTGATGGAACGGTCATCGTTAACGGCGACGTGCAGATTGTTTTTACATCAGAGCAGGAAATTAAAATCGGCGATGTGGTTGATATTGATGGCGCAGCGTACCGTGTTGTCAAACCGAATCCGGTAAAACCTGCCGTGCTGGTGCTCTGCTACAAAGCGCAACTGAGGGCTTAGCATGGGCGAGAACGCGGCTTTCCTGGCTGAAATCACGGCTTTCGTTAACAAGGCGAAAACGAATCAGGAAGCAGTGGTGCGCGCCGTCGGAATCAAAATTCTTAACCAGCTGGTGGTGATGTCCCCAGTGGGCAACCCGGAGTTGTGGGAAGTTAACCAGACAGCCGTTTCCTATAATCGCGCTGTTTACGAGCACAACGGGGCGCAGCGGACCAATCCCGATAACCTGACCAAAACCGGGCGACTGAAGAAAAAAGCCCGGGTGGTGGATGGGATGGATATCAAAGCACCGCCGGGGTATACGGGCGGACGCTTTCGCGGTAACTGGCAGGTGTCCTTTGATGCCCCAACGACTGACGAGACAGGCCGGGTTGATAAGACAGGTGATCTGACAAAAGCGGCCGGGAACTACACGCTGTCGCTCTTCAAAGTCGGGATGAAGGCCATTTATTTCTGCAACAACGTGCCCTATGCCTACCCGCTTGAAATGGGGCATTCCACACAGGCTCCGGGCGGCATGGTCCGCATAACTGCAGCTGAGTTTCAACGCTTCTTTGGGGAAGCGGTCAGGGAGGTGACTAAGTGATTCCTGATATTACATCTGCAGAGTCTGTACATAAATTTGTGTAATTGCCTGATTTTGATATGTTCAATCCAACATCAAAAGCAGGTTAATTTATG